GATTAACTTTCCAGATGGCAGCGGTCAAACTCCTGATGAAGCCGGAAAACCAGATGGCTATGTACCAGGGCTACCAGCGCAAGTGGATGCGGATGTGGGGATGGGATGCCTAACCCAATAGAATCAATCAAGCTGATGTTGTTTGTCTTGGGCTTGGCTCTGCTGTGCATGTCGTTCGTCGTGTATTGGCGATATGCCCCTGCCTGCATTGTAGGATGGCTTATGTGCTGGGGTACGGTGCATCTGATCTACTGGTTCGAGCAGGTGTTTGAGCTGGATTACGACTACTGCGATCCGTGCAGTGGAGTATTACAATAGACGGACAGAGGATGGGTTATGATCAACTACATAGTGATTCACTGCACAGATTCACCGAATGATCGAGAGGTTGATGCTGATGAGATCCACGAATGGCATCTTGCTCGAAAATTTGACGGAATAGGCTATCACCATGTTATCAAGCGTGACGGCACTATTAAGGCAGGCCGCCCGCATTACTGGTCAGGCGCTCATGTGGCTGGCTTTAATCACAATAGCATTGGCGTATGTCTCGTGGGCCGTGATCGATTCGAAGATCAGCAGGTGGAGTCGTTGAAGCAGCTTCTGTACTTCCTGAAATTCAAGTATCAGGATGCAGAGATTGTTGGGCATTATCAGCTAGACGATAAGAAAACCTGCCCCAATATCGACATACCGGCGTGGCTCAAAGAACATATGCCAGGAGTACAGCCATGATTGGAGCATTGATAGGCCCAATCATGGGATTAATCGGGAAAGCTATCGATAAGGCTGTGCCCGACAAAGACGAAGCAGCAAGACTCAAAGCCGACATCACCACGCAAGCTATGAGCATGGCAGAGGCAGAGTTAAAAGGTGCTGTTCAGATCATTACGGCAGAGGCCAATGGGGATAGCTGGATTCAGAGAAGCTGGCGACCATTGGTCATGCTGTTCTTTGCTTCGTTGGTCGGCGCTCACTGGTTAGGGTTCACTCCTGAGAACCTGACAGAGGCCGAAGTGATTAACCTGCTGGACATCGTAAAGCTTGGCTTAGGAGGCTACGTGGTCGGCAGATCCGGCGAGAAGATCATGAAAGCGTACAAGCAATAATCTGATACAATAAGGCTATAATTTAATCAGGAGCAGAACGTGGTGGCTAGAAAGAATCCCGCTAGACCTAGACCAAAGAAGATGACCGCAGCAGAGGAAGAGGCGGAGAAAAAAAAGAAAGCTAAAAAAAACCAGATGAACCCGGGCCAACAGCGAAAACGACGCCCAAGAAAGCCATAGGCACCATCATGGAAAGCTCACTGATACCGTTCTTTGTAATCCTCACGCTAACCTTGGTAACGCTAAGGAACGGATCAGACACGCCGAGAGGGTTCGCGTGTATCGCTGTCCTCTGGACAACAGTGCCGGGGTATCTGATTTATGATTCTAACTGGTATTGGCTTATCGCTGATGTTCTAGGGTCATACGGCTATCAGTCTGCAACGCCTCTTCTCGCTATAGTCGTCCTGTCTCGAATCCGCGACAAACTCAGTACAGTACTGATGTGCTTGTTTAGTATGCTAATATTGGCTAATGGCTATTTCTGGTTGCAGGAAGGCAATAGCTATCAGGTCCAGGCTACCCAACAAGTGATCGTGTGGGCAGTATTCATAATCGAGGTTGCACTGATGTTATCGCCGAGGCTGACAAATGGAATTCACGGAGCTATTCAGCGATTTAACTTGGCCCGAAATCTTGCAGCGTCTGGCTATCCTCGTAACCATCGGGCACATAGCTCTCAAGATAACATTGGCCAGGATCAACCATGAGCGAAATAGTATCAGCAGTGATCCAGAGCGTGATGGAGGAGAAGGTAAAGCAGGGGACTAACTTGCTTGCTGCAGGCGCTGGTCAATATCTGCTCCCAGAGTGGGTGAGTATGGCTGCGGCATTATTGGCGTTGGCAGTACCTTGCGCGATACTTTACAGCACATTCCAACAGATCAGGATAAACAAGCGGCTATTGGATGGAAAGGGCCGCAGAGAGGCAGATAAATGACCAGTCTTTTCCGCAGCATCGTACACTCATCCATCCGCCGGTCTATTCAGGCCGGTTCGTTCGTCCAGCAGGTTTTGTCGAATACATGGGTATTCTTGACCGGCGTTGCAGATTTCACCTTTACGCGCACAGGCGATCAGTTTGGCATTGATTCAGGTGGTAACTTAGTTAAGTCTACTACTGATGTTGCTGCGTTTATTGATGGCGAGGGAGTCTTGCTTGAGGGGGCGAGGACTAACCTATTTCTGAATTCGTTCGTACCCGTCACGCAGACGATCACTGTAACGGCGGTAGCGCACACGATTACGGTCAAAGGTACGGGAAACGTCACGGTCACAGGCGTCGGGGCTGGCGTGGCTACTGAAGGATCTCCCTTAACGTTGACACCGACAGCAGGCGGATTGATTTGTACTGTTAACGGAACACTGACGAACGTCAATGTAGAGGCTGGAAGCTTCGGCTCGTCATTCATCGAGACTTTCGGAGCAACAGCCTCCCGCTCAGCAACCTCCCTAACCAGAGCTTGGCCTTTCCCTGCTAATGGGATCAGCGGGCAGATTAAAGTTAGGCCGCAGTTTGACAGCACGGATACACTGCCGACTGAATTTAGGGTGTTTTCATTTGGTAACCCACCAGTGGTAGATGATTCTTTAGACCTAGTTTTTCGGACTACAGACAATAGGTTGCAACTTCAAAAGCGTGTTACCACTGGAACGGATATTTTCTTAACCTCGGCGGCCCTTTCCTACAGTGCAGGCGATCTGCTAAATGTTAGGTTTAAGATTGATCCGGTTGCCGGCGCCAGTATGTGGGTAGATGGTCTTGCCGTTGTAAATAACTCTGGTAATGATGACTTCACTAATCTGCTAACTGACATCTTCCTGAACGAGAGGATTGACGGGGGGAGCGATGGGTTTAGTGTAATTGAATCCCTCCGCATCTGGAATGAAGCCAAGAGCGATGTCTTCCTGGAGGCTCTGGTATGATCAACCTTTGGATAGCAGTCAGGGATGATGTCGGGCTGGATGATCTGAAGCTGGGCCGAATCCTAACTCACCCGGATATGGCACACATTGAAGCTGTGATGAAACATGAGACTCTGGCTGGTAAAGTCTGGACCCTCTACTCAGTATATATTGAGCCGAGCGCTGTATCTAAAACTAAGATCAAAACCTGGCTCGCTAACCACGCAGGGCAGGTAGTTGTGGGCGGGTCGTGGAAGATGGACGGCTCGCAGATCTTGAAAACGGACGGCACCCCGATGTTTCCGATTGACTCACGTTTGATAAAGTTCATGCCAGATGTTGTAACATATGACCAGGACGGTGTAGAGGTTAGCCGGACAGCCGCGACAGAGCTGGAGCAAGTTAATGTACTGGTTGGCATACAATCACCGCGCAATTTCACATAGAGGGCAGATAGATGAGTCGTTTTAACTTATTAGATGGGGTTGAGATAGAGCTGCAGACTACAGGGGTTTACCAATACGTCCACACAATGGTGGCAGCTGGCCCGACTGTGCTAAATATTCTAGGGGCAGATCCTTCAAGTTCAGCCTTGCAGCCTATGACTGACGGAACGTTTACATCTTCAGGGGATGGGCTAGTCGAATTAGGCGCAGGACCGTTATCGGCGGACATACAGGCTGGCGACTTCATGACCCTAGAGTTCATCCGAAGCGGTAAGGTGTAGCTATCAATGGCCAGAAAGCTCACATCAAAGCAGGAGGCTTATAAGAACGCTCGGATAGCGGGTATGGGAGTGAGCGAGTCCTACCGCGCTGCGTACAAAGCAAGCGGGATGAGCGACAAGGCGGTAAGCAAGGAAGCAACAAAGCTTGAACAAGACCCTAGGATAGCCCTAGGAGTCGAAGTAAAGCGGAAGGAGGCAGAAACCAGCGCCGTAATGAGTCGCGAGGAGGCGCTAGAGAAGCTTTCGTTGTCAGCTAGGGTATCCATCACAGATGTGGCCGACTTCAAGCTGACAGAGGTAGGAAAGGACGCTGACGGCAACGCTATTCACCAGACAACGTGGGTAATAAAGAACAGCGAAGACATCGCGCCAGAGGTGGCTGCGTGCATCAAGTCGATCACCATTACCCAGACCGGCCCCAAGCTTGAGCTTCATGATCAAAACTCTGCGATCAAACAGCTGGCAGATATGCAGGGCTGGAACGCTCCGAAGAAGACAGAGGGCAAGATGTCAGTCGATCTCTCAAGCATGACAGACGCAGAGCTTGCCGCCATCGTAGCCAATGAACAGGGCTAGCCTAGAGATCAAAGCGGCTGCGGCCTTAGAGCTGCAGAAGCGCAAAGCCGATAGGAAGAAGGGTCAGGCCACCGTTGTTGGAATTGTCTGTCCGATCAAAGGTCATACGCACTCGCTGAAGAAGGTGGGCGGCGAATGGGTAGAGACCAACGAAGATGTTGACGTCTACCTGGCAGCAAAGCTAGAGCCTGTCTTGAAGTCAACCAAGCGGTTTATCGTAGTGATCGGCGGTCGAGGGTCTGGTAAGTCGGTGGGTATTGCTGATATCTGCCTGATCGATGCCAAAGACTCAGGGGCAAAAACATACTGCCTTCGTGAATTCCAATCCAGTATTAAAAACTCCGTTCACTCACTGATTAAGGAAGAGATAACCAGGCTACAGCTGGCTGGGTTTGAAGCTCAGTCGCAATCCATCCTGTTCGGTGATAAGGACGCGTTCCAATTCGCCGGCCTGTCTCGCAATGTTGACTCGATCAAATCGGCTCATGGTTTCAAGCGGTTCTGGGCGGAAGAGTCACAGTTTATCAGTCAGGATTCGTTGACAGCTCTCACACCGACAGCGCGGAAGAAGCCAAAGCGAGGGTTGCCGAACGAGGCAGATCAGTATGAGGATGATTTAAACAATGTCTCTATGATCTTTGTGGCCAACCCTGGATCAAGCGAAGATCCTTTATCCAAACGCTTCATAACTCCATTTCAGGACGCCTTAGACCGCGATGGAATGTATGAGGATGATCTGCACCTCATCGTAATGATGAACTTCACTGACAACCCTTGGTATGAAGATTCAGGCCTAGAGGATGAAAGGGCGTGGGACAAGGAAAACAGGGCTGGAGCTGAGTACGATCACATCTGGCTTGGCGCTTATAACGACAGCGTAGAGAATTCGCTGATAATGTCCGAGTGGTTCGACGCATGTATCGATGCGCACATCAAGCTAGGATTCAGTCCGAAAGGTGTAAAGCTTGCTTCTCACGACCCCTCAGATACCGGTCCCGATGCAAAGGGCTATGCTATGCGGCATGGCTCTGTCGTATTAGATGCACAGGAGAGAGACACCGGCAACGTTAACGAGGGCGGCCACTGGGCGGCAGGACTGGCTATCCAGCAAGGTGTTGATCAATACACTTGGGACTGTGACGGAATGGGTATTGCCCTGGCTGAGCAGACATCAGCAGACTTTGAAGGCAAGCGCACAAAGATCGTATCGTTCCGAGGATCGGAGACGCCTGATAATCCGGAATCTATCTATAAGCCAGCAATGAAGTCGCCGGTTGATAGCCAGAAGACCATAGGTGACTCGTTCAAGAATAAGCGGGCGCAGTATTATTTTGAACTCAGGGATCGGTGCTATAGGACATACAGGGCGGTAATGACCGGCGAATATCACGACCCGGACAACCTGATAAGCTTCAGCTCTGATATTGACGTCCTAAAGAAAATAAGGGCTGAATTGTGTAGAATGCCTATTAAACCAAACGGCAACGGGTTGTTTCAGCTGTACACGAAGGAAGAGATGAAGACGAAATTCAAGATCAAGTCTCCGAATCTTGGTGATTCGATCATGATGCTTATGCGTTATATGCCGTCGTTTGACCATTCAACAGTTAAAATGCCCAAACCAAACAGACCAATGAGGCTTAGATAATGTCGCTGGACCTAGACCAAATAAAGAAGTTGGTAGACAAGGCGTATCAGTCTGGGCAGACGGGACGGCAGCAGGCCTCTGATGACTTGGTCTTTGCCCGGGTGACTCAGTGGGATGACAACCTGCTAGAGGATACCAACCTGGCATTCCGCGGCGAGTTCAACATCCTTAAGAAAGCCCATCGACAGATCATGGGCGACCTGGCCGCCAACCCGGTGCAGGTGGATTTTGAACCAAAGGATGAAGATAGGGATGACGGGGCTGATTTGCTTGATGGCATCTATCGGGCAGACGATCGGCTTAACACTTCTCAAGAGGCCTACACATACGCCAGCGCAGACGCTGTTGATGGCGGGTTCGGTGCATGGGAGTTATTCACAGAGTACGCATCAAGCCGGATGGGCGATCAAAACCAGGTCATACGTCGCAAATTTATCCCCGAGGCGGTCAACTGCGTGTTCTGGGATCCTAACGCCAAGCGTCAAGACAAGTCAGATGCCAAGTATTGCTGCGTTATCGAGCCGTTCTCGGAGGATGGATACAAGGATCTGGTGGAGGAGTTGACCGGCGAGGAGGCTGAGGGGCCGACTAACTTCAGGGCACCAGAGCATTCCTATACGTTCCCCTGGTCCGGCAGCGGAGAGGGAAAGAAGTTCTACGTTGGCCGATTCTTCCATATTGAGAAGATCAAAGACACCGCTCTAACATTCGTTGATCCAATGGGAATGGAAACTATCCTGCTCCAGTCACAGCTTGATGACGTGATGGATGACATGATCGATTCTGGTTATGAGGTTGTTTCCGAGAAAGACTTGGAGCGCTTCCAGGTAACTCGATACATCATGTCGGGCCAAGAGATCCTGAAAGAGGAGGTCATAGCCGGCGAGTACATCCCCATCATTCCGATGTACGGCGAGCGGTATATCGTAGAGGGCGAGGAATATTACACCGGCATCACGCGTCTTGCCAAAGACCCTCAGCGACTGCGTAACTTCCAGATGTCGTATCTAGCCGATATCGTATCCAGATCACCACGCCCCAAGCCAATCTTCTTTGCTGAGCAGATCCAGGGCTTCGAGGACATGTATGACATTGCGGGCGTCGACAACGATTACCCGTACCTGCTGCAGAACCGGAAAGATGCAAACGGCGGTGACCTGCCGATTGGCCCAGTCGCAGCAATGCCTGACCAGCCCATTCCACAAGCACTAGCCGCCAGTATCGATCTAACCCGACAGGCTGTTGAGGACGTTGCCAACCCAGGAATACCTCAAGACATTGCCGATCCGGATCTATCCGGCAAGGCCGTTATGGCGCTGCAAGCCAGGATGGACAAGCAGTCCTATATTTTCCAGCACAATCTAAAGTTTGCCAAACGCAGAGACGGCGAGGTCTACGCCTCAATGGCGGTCGAGATCATGGATTCGCCCCGCAAGATGACAGTGGCCAAGCCAGACGGCACGACAATGCAAGTCGAGACGATGACGCACGTGATCGATGCCGAGACTGGCGAAGTCAAAGTGCTGAACGATCTGACTAACATGGAGTTCGACGTTTACTCTGACATCGGCCCATCATATGACAGCCAGAAGGAGCAGACGATTGACCGGCTTGCGACAATGGCAGAGTCAGTAGCGTTAACTGATCCTACGCTGCACAAGGCTTTGATCCTGAAGATCCTGGAGCTGACCGATGGAGTCAACACCGACGACATCCGAGAGTACGCGCGCAAGCAGCTGGTCTTGACTGGCTTCAGAGAGCCCGAGACCGACGAAGAGAAGCAGATGGTAGCAGAGGCGCAGCAGACACAGCAACCGGACGCAAACATGGTTCTGGCAATGGCTGAGGATAAGAAGGGTCAGGCGCAGCAGATGGAGGCGCAGATTAAATTAATAATCGCCAAATCAAACGCTGCAAACGAGGCTCAGAAACGTCAGATAGATGGTTTTAATGCTGAGACTAAGCGGCTGGATACACAGATCGACGCGCAAGAGGCCGGGGCCAGCATTGATTACAAACGCACCGACCGGATGGGTAAGGAGCTGGACAACATAGCCAAGCAGCAGGAAATACAGTCACACCCTAGCGCAATGACGAATGAGCAGTTATTCAACCAGGCACGAGGCGGCGAGTAATGGCAGAAGCAGGCAAGGCCATGGCGGCGATTCAGGAGCTTATGCGGCGAGGAGTTAGCCCTAACGAGGTCTATCGTCAGACTGGAATGAAGCAGGGCATAGATGGCAAGTGGGCAATTCCTGTATCTGTTGGCATAGTGCAGCCGGTTCGGACTGAGGCATCATCAACCAGCTACGGCAAGAGGGCGGATGGAAGCGAAAAAGGATCTGGGTTCTTTGGAGAATTGAAACGACCAGATGGGGGGATTAGCACAGAGTTATCAATAGGAGTGGGTCTAGGAGACAAAGAAATAGAAATACCTCTTCTGACGCCTAACCAGTCGAAGAGTGATATTGAGTTTCTATTAGGAGGAGGGGCGGCAACAAAAGAGATGGTTGACAGGGCGGTTCAACACGCCATACCGAGGCTTAGGAAAGGACTTTCTCCATTCGCCCAGCCTAATGAGCCCATTAGACCGCTGAGGTAGAGATCGGTAACGCCATTCATATAGAACCGCTTAGCTATTGGCTTGATCCATCTGGTACCGAAGCAGAATTCGATTTTATCGAACCGAATGTCCATTGAAAGACGGAGAGTTAACGGGACAGCAAGAGGCAGTCCGTCCGTCGCTCGCCTCATGGATTGGTTGTAGATCTTCTGTGCTGTGCTGAGTTTCATTTCCATATCCTGTTTGTTGTCAGTGTTAACAAGGTAGCCTAGTAACAACCATAGAGCAAGTAAGGTTTATTTATGTCTGTTTGTTTAACCATAAACATAGGTTTATACTCAAACCACTGCAGCCGACAGGCAAACGGCAAACGTACCTATCCGAATTGATAGGGCTACTCGCAATCGGAGCACTGATTGGATGAAAACTCTGGAACAGCTGAAGGCTGAAAACGCCGAACCTACGGAAGAGACTAATGAAAGCGTACCCCAAGCCAAAGAAGTCGAAGCCGAAGTCGAAGCGGTTGAAGAAGAATCGGAAGAGTTAGCGGACCCTGGGGAGGGTGAGCAAGCAGACGCCGAGGGCGCTGAAACAGAAGCGTGGATGCAAACCGAGGAACAGACCTCGGAAGGTAGTGATGATGGAACCGTAGTTCCTTTGTCTGCCCACACCAAGATGCGGGGCAAGCTGAAAGGCCGCATTGGTGAGCAGAACGAAGAGCTGGAACAGCTGAGGGCTGAGAACGCAGCGTTAAAGTCAGGACAACCGGCACCGGCACAGCAGCCCACTCAGGTGGGAGCAAGACCGAAGCGGGAAGACTACGATTTTGACGACGACCGTTATGACGCAGCGCTGGATGATTGGCATGACAAGCGGACTGATGCAAGGTTCGCTACCAACCAGTCAGGGGCGGCCCAAGCAGCCGCACAGACTCAGGCAGCGCAACAGCTAGACCAGGCGGTTGATGATCATTACCAACGGGCAGCAAAGCTCGCAGAAGAGTCAGGCATTACGCCGGAACTTTACCAGAACGCTGACACGGTAGTCAGGCAGACGATTGAGTCTGTATTGCCAAACATGGGCGATGTCGTAACCGACAACATGATTGCTCGGCTGGGTGAAGGATCGGAGAAGGTGATGTTCTTCGTGGGTCGTAATAAGGCGGCCCAAGAAAAGCTCAGAAGCAGCTTGGTAACGGACCCAACCGGCATTAGCGCGGCCATTTATTTAGGCGAACTGAAGCGTGATGTGGTCCAGCCTGCGAAAAGAGTTAGTCGAGCACGAAAGCCAGCGACGCAGATTCAAGGCGACGAGGGTGGTTCGGCCAAAGGTGATGCTAAGAAGCTGAAGGAAACATATCATTCAGCCCACAAGCGAGGCCAAGGCCAGACTGCCTACAATGCCAAGAAGACAGCCAAGGCTGCGGGTATCGACGTATCCGATTGGTAATTTGAGGAGTAGCCCTAATGGCACTTTCTACAGGCAAAACGGTAGAGGTCTTATTTGAGAAGACCAAAGAAACATACGAAGACCAAATGCAGCTGGTCGATCTGGTCATGCGAATGCAGCCGGACGGCGCATCACTGCAAAACGCGGGCAATGTGATCTGGCAACCTGTCGAGCAGCATCGTCCGATCCTGGAAGGCTGGGATCTTTCCGGCCAAGAACAGGACATCATCGAGGAGACATTCCCGTCGATCCTTGGCGAGCCACAGAACGACTTTATCAAGCAGCGTGCTGACAACATGCGTGACTTGCGTTTCTGGGAGCGTGCCGGTGAGCGGTCAGGAAAGCAGCAGGTGACTGAGCTCAACAAGCGGATCGCCAGCGTGGTGGCCTTGCAGGGCTCTAAGTTCTACCGTTCGAACGCAACAAGCGGTTACGACTTCATCGCTGAAGGCCAAGCGCTGCAGAACGAAACCCAGCAGGCTCACGATCAGCGCTGTTATATCCTGAATGACCGGGATAACCTGAAGTTCAGCAAAGATCTGGCAGCTCGCCAGACGCTTCAAGGCCGTCCTGCAGAGACTTGGGCCAAGGGTCAGATCGGAGAGAACGTCGCTGAGTACAACGTTTTCACGGGTTCATACCTGCCAAATTTGGTTGGCGGTGCAAACCCGGCCACCACTGTTACGGGTAACCAGTCCTTTGCGCCTGAGGCTGGTTCGGTCGACACGTTAACCGGTATCGTTACCAACGTGGACTATCGCTCAGCGGTCATTCCTGTAGCGGCTTCGGCTAGCTATAACGTTGGCGACAAGGTGACCATCGGTGCTGTTGAGTCGGTCGGCCTGGCTGATAAGAATTCCACCGGCGAGCTGATGACGTTCACCATCGTCGCCAAGCCCACGGGAACCTCAATCACTATCTCTCCTAAGCCGATCGCGGCTGACGATGCGGCACTGAGCGCGCTGGAAAAGGCATACGCTAACATCAACACCACAATCTCCAACACTGACACCGTTGATCGGTTGAACATCGACGCGTCTGCCAAGACCAACTTGTTCTGGGATAAGTCTGCGATTGAAGTAATCGGCGGCACCATTCCGGCCCAGTTGTTCTCCGAGTTCGACGGCATGAAGGTTATTACCGACACCATGAGCAACGGACAGCAGATGTACATGGTGTACGATGGCAACATCGCGGATATGTCGTTCCGATACCGTCTGTTTACCTGGTACGGTATCACGATGTGCAACCCACAGAACGCCGGTGTTGCTGTAACCTTCTGATAACTGGTAAACGATAAGGGGCCTCGCCCCTTTTAGGAGAATGAAATGTCCAGAATCTTTCAAATTGGGGAGCTGTATCATCGTCGGGATGATGATGCTTCCAGTGATCTTACGACCACTTCCATTGCAGACTCACTAGCTATCCCGGTAAGTCATGGATATGTTGCTAAGACAACTGGTGCCGACGCTGAAGCGCTAACCTTGGCGGATGGATACCCAGGTCAAATTCTGATTGTCAACCTGACCACTGATGGAGGTGGTGACGGTACATTGACACCAGCAACATCTACCGGATGGGCTACCATCGTCTTTGCCGACGCGCTCGACCAGGCCACCCTGCTCTATGTTGACGATAGCATTGGGTGGATTATCTTGGGTGCCAAGGGTGCAGCCGCTCCGCCAGTAACCACTTAAGAAATAGGTGAGGGGGCTTCGGCCCCTTTTTAGGAGAAGGTTATGACACAATCATTTTGTACGAACGTTAATAAGGTGGAGCATCTCAGTGATGGCGCCGCCACCACGGCAACGATTGGCGACAACACAGTGCTGGTCAACGACATCCGAGCAAAGCTTAAAGGTAATTATCCGGTATCACGGCCCGCCCTGGCCATTGGCAGCACCAAGACAGCAGTGGCAAATGTGGCGTTTGATTTCACCATTGCGGGTGTTCGGTACTCAAAAGCGGCGGTTGCTGCTGGCACGGCACCAGGTAACGATGTTGTGCCTCAGGCTCTGTTCGGTGCGGTGGCCTTCGACATCGGCGCTGACGGTACCATTGACGCGATTGAGGCGGCAGACAATGCAACCGGGTATGCTTCGGCTGTATTGGCTATTGCTGGTATCCCTGCGGCTGCTGCGGGGCATGCTCGAATGGGTAACGTCACGGCAACCAAGTCGGACGGTGCGTTCACGTTTGGCACTACCTTGCTGGATGCGGCTAATACGACTGTCGTTTATACCGATGGTGAAACCAACCTTGAGGCCATTGGGGCAGCAGTGTCGTAACTGGAGATATAAACATGTCTGTATTCGTTTATAAGGATGGGAATGAGTCGCTAATCCCGCCGGAGCAGTTGCAAGAGCATCTGATTAACGGCTGGAGTGTGACGGAAGATGCTGAATCCGCAGACCCTACCAAGGAAGAGGACGACACAAACGGTACAGGCTTGCTTTCCAATAAAGAGATCCGTGCTGCTGCTGAGAAGGCAGGCATTACGGGCTTCGATACCAAACGCATCAGAGCGCTAAAGGTTGAGCTTGGCTATGAGGCATCAGAGTAACCAAATAGGTGGCACGTTCGACAAGATAGATGCCATCAAAGACGCATATAGCCAGCTCCGGATATCTGGGATAACTCGCATACCAACCCCAGGTGATTTGGAGCTGGCCTTGGGGCGCCTTGAAGGGATGGCGGCAGAGTGGGCAACACGAAACATTTGTTCCGGATATAACTTCGAGGATCAGCCAGATCCGAACAGCGCGTCTAACGTGTCTCGCGCATTCCTGCAGGCCTACGCAACCAATCTCGCTGTTCGTCTTGTAGACTTTGGAAAGCAAGTTCCGCAGATGCTCATGGCGCAGGCAAGCCAGTCGCTGAGCAACCTTTCTGGCCGTAGCGCTATGGATCGTATCAATATGGTTCCGTACCCATCTCGGCAGCCTAGAGGCTCAGGCAATACACTTCGTTACAATCGGTGGAACAGGTTTTACCGAAACCAAAACGTTGCGCCTAACGATTGCTCGACTGCTGAGATGTTTATCGGTGATGTGAATGATTACGTTGAGCACTTCGACGCCTATCTCAACGCTGGGGAAACTATCGCGTCTGTTGAGTTCTCTGCTGACACCGGAATAACGATCAACTCATCCAGCTTCACGGATAACGATGTCTCTTATCAGATCACAGCAACGGGATCGAACGACACCACGCCTCAAGATCTGCAGTTAACCATCATTGCCACCACCAGCAGCGGCAGGATTGAAACAAGGGTTATTATCTTCGCCTTTACGCCTCGCCCAAGGGAACACTAATGGCTGAGTTAGTCCTAAACCTGATCAAAGGCGACAAGATAGGATCTGAGACGGATTACCGGGACAGTCTTCCGGTGAATATGGTTGCCATTGCCAAGCCTATTCTAGGTGCTGCCGGCTATATGCTTCAGTCTCCTGGTCTGACTCAATACGGAACCGGCATAGGTATCGATCGAGGAGCTTTGTGGAACGAGCGATTCCCTGACCATTACCGGGTCAGCGGTGGAAAGTTCATTTCAGTTGCAGCGGACGGTACTGTCGTTGAGCTTGGAGACATATCAGGATCAGATACAGCCAGCCTACCCTATTCGTTCAACACCCAAGCCATCATTGCTGATGGCCGTATGTGGTTGTACGACCCTGTCGACGGTTTCAGGGAAGTGACCGATCCGGATCTTGGCGACCCAATCGATGGGGTCTGGGTAGACGGGTTCTACTTCATGACCGATGGGGAATTTATTTTCCATACGGACATTACTGATGAATCTAGCATTGATCCTTTGAAGTTTGCGACGGCTGAGTTCATGCCTGATAAGTCGAACGGGGTCGGCAAGACTCAGGACAACAAGGTCATAGTGTTTGGCCGGTACACTACCGAATACTTTATCAACGACGCATCAACTAACTTCTCCTTTACCCGGGTCCAGACTCGGGCGGTTAAGATCGGAATTGTCGGCACGCACGCCAAGACAGAGATGAGTGATAAGTGGTATCTGCTAGGCGGTCGAAAGGACGAGTCAGTATCTGTCCACGTATTAAGCGTAGGCTCGGCTCAGAAGGTCGCCACGCGCGAAGTTGACAAGGTCATAGGCCAATACACTGAGACGCAGCTAGAGAGCGCCGTGGTCGAATCTAGGACGGAGGACGGCTACAGCTTCCTGATCGTGCACCTTCCTAATCACGTTCTGCAGTTTAACGAGACAATAGCCAGCAAGGTAGGCATCGATCAAGCTTGGACGATCCTCAAGACAGACGTTACCGGCGAGTTGCCATGGAGAGCTAAGCACGGACTGTTTGAGCCTCGAAAAGGCGTCTGGGTGTATGGTGACAAGCGCGATTCTAAAATAGGCGTCCTGGATGAAACAGTGGCTACTCATTACGGAGATATATCAGAGTGGATACTCGATACCCCGTTTACTTATCTTGAGGCGATGTCAATCAACGAGTTAGAAATTGAAACGTTGCCAGGCCATACAACAACACTTGATGCTACTGTTTTTGTCTCAATCACCTATGAAGGTGTGACCATAGGGTCAGAGTTTATCGAGCTGTACGGAGAGCCATCACAATACGGACAGCGCTTCATCCTTCGTAGGCTGGGCGATGTTACAAACTGGTTCGCGTTCAGATTCAGAGGCGCGTCACGGTCTAGAATGGCATTCTCTAAGGCGGCTATAGATTATGGCTGAGCCGACGACAAAACTACTGCAGAGCTTGGTTCTATCCGCTGCAGACCTTCGTTCGCTGACTGATTGGGACGATGCGATCATTGAGGAATGGCTAAACCTATTCCGGAATCTTATTGAGCTAGCCAACCAAATCGACACCAAAAACGACATCATCAAGAACACTACTCATATCACCACGTCGCCGTATGAAATAGCAGTAGATGACGAAGATGTTTTCTTTGATACCGATACGTTTGGTGGTCCGATGGTTGCTAATCTACGACCTGGTGTAGACGGTACAAACTACCGGCTGATCAATACCGGGGTCACAGGCAATCACCGGGTTACTCTAAACCCGTTCGGTACCGAGAAGCTGTTTGGTGTAAACGCGTCGGAGTTCATGGCCATGCAAGAGAAGCTATTAGTTACATTTGACGAAGAGTCCGGAGGCTGGTACTAGTGAGTTTGATTAGAGAAATCAAGACCATAGAAAACGGGGTCGTTGATACTGATAATTCGACAGAGATTACGCTTGGAATCTCTGGTGTCTTTGACGGCGAATGGTTTGATACTCTGAACTATAACGTTCTTATCATTGGTGTAAAGTCAGACCAGGACAGCGCAACGGATGGGCTTGCTATCAACTGGAGCGCTGACG